CTAGATTTATCGCCATAGCAGATAACATCTGACACTCCGCGCTTACCTACTACGCCATTATCAATAACAATATCTCCAGCATCAAAACTGAGGCTTTTAGGAGTAACGCTATCGTGCGAAGCTGTAAATGGCCCGATTGTGCCGCTGACTACATACGCTGCGTAACCGTCACCAGTAGAAAACTTCGCCTCAGCGCTTGAAGAAGTATTAAGCGTTCTAAGAGCCGGGTTTCTTGCAGTAGCAGAGCCTACATTTCTCCTTTGAATAAACTGAGCAGTAGTGCCAGAGTACCCTCGAACATCAAATCCGATACCAATACTATTACCAGAGCTTTCTGATGCTACCTGTGAAACATAACTTCCGCTGCCATTACCATCAACGCGCATGGTGTCGCCATTATCAGAGTTAAAAAACACTCTGTAATATCCGCTATTAGATGTGGAGTCGTCTAAATAGACCATCACTCCATCACCGCCAACGGTGCTAGTCCTGGTTACATATAAAGCTGAGTTAGCTGCTCCATCTGATCCTAGACTTAACTTAGTTGCGCCTCCCGCTGTATTAATAACGCCAGCAGTAATCGTGCCTAAGTCAGCGTTGATAGCGGATAAGCTAGTAGTGGAGATTTTACCGCCGTCAATTGATGTGACGTTATCCTCTATACCGTCTTGAATATTGGTAAAAGTAACCAACCCATCAAAGTTCTGCCACTCAAACACTGCGCTTTTAGTGATAGTTTGACTGCCGCCAAAAGTAGATTCAGAGACTGCATATCTAACCGCCCAGAAAGATGTCCCTTCCTGTGGCGTAGGGACGGAAACCGCAGTAGACCAGCCGCTAGAGATAGTTGAGAACTGACCTGTAACGAAGTTAAATCCACTTAGAGTAGGAGAGCTAGGAGCTGAAGATGTTGCAAAAGCATAATAAACATATCCACTTGCGCTTCTCGTCCCTGTTGCTCCGTCCGCACCATCCGCACCATCAGCTCCATCCGTTCCATCTTGCGGGTCTGCCAAAGTAGTCGCAGACGCTCCAGCGCTAAATGCAGATTTATTACCGCTGAAATCCACTGTCTTAAGATAGTAATATCGAGTCTGCAACTCAGTCAGACCGCCCTCAACAAACGTGTCACCTGATATCTCACCGATTAAAGTAGCTGAGCCAGAACCAGATGTATTCCCTCCATAGACTTCAACCTTGGCAAAGTCCGAATCAGATGGATTAGTCCAAGTGACAGTATTAGACCTATAGCCAGATAATGCTGTGACGCTAGTGGCAACGCCGGGAGCTGCGACATCACCATTAACCGTAAACGTAGTAGAGGTAAACGCGCCCTTGACGTTGAGCGTATTGATAGCTCTGATACGAATCGTAACGCTTATGCCTACTTCCGCATTGTAGAACTCGTACTTCGGAACACTGGTAAAGATGCTCTTAAACTCAGTGTCAGCCTCAGAGGTCAGCTTGTACTGTATCTCGTACTGATTAACTAGACGGTCGTATGAAGTGTCCCACTCGATCAGGCCAGTAGGTATAACAGTTCCGTCTGAGCCTAGAGTAGTGGTCTCGGTGACTGTGATGTTAGACACCACGCCAACCGTAAATGGATCAGGCAGGTTCGTATCTGGGTAATCAGTCTGCTCTGTACCTTCTTCCCATGTGTAGATCGTGGAGTCGTACTCAAGCAAGTTAAGGCTGACAGTCCCGTCTTCATTAAGCTGCATCTGCGTGACTTGGAATGGCTTTGCAACCCAACCCGGAGTCGAATGCGTAATGCTGATTACGTCAGCAATCTCTAGCTGTAGCGCCTCAGAAGTGGTCTTGATTGAGCAGGTAAGCGCATTGCGTGAACGCAGAACCAGAACCCTAGCTAAGTCTCTTGCTTGGTAATAGTTCGTGATCGTATCAAGATCAATGTCTTCCTGTAGCAGAACCCCGCCATCCTCAGCTAAGAATGTGGTCTCTTCTGTAGAGCCAGCAGGAGGCCATATAGCCGTGTCAGGTTGCCAGTTAGCATCTGGATTAGGGAACTTAACCGAGACTCTGTTGAGCTTCTCGTCTTTACTCTCACCAGTAATAACTATGCCATCAATAATCTCATTATTGGTGAAGGTAAACTCGCTGCTGCGTGAGCCGTCTATCTTGAGGCGATATTGACCTTGAGAATACGGAAGGAAGCCACGGCATCCAAGGAGCAAGATATTGAGGTTGTCAAATAGGCTCTTAGATGTATTCAGTACGGCATTGCAGGTAAATAGCTTCCCTGAACCGCCGCCATCGTACAGCGTGACAGATTCATCGCAGTCATCAGCCGCAGCAGCTATTGCCACATCGTCAATGGCGCTTGTGGGTATTCCTTTGCCGTATCGAGTGTTGGTGAGATAGTCCCTGATACATAAAGCAGGGTTATCAGACCAAGCAGTAGTAGCTGTGCGCGGGTCATAGACTTTTTTGCCTTTGACTAAAGCAGTGACATCTGGGATTCCAGAAAATGCCTCTTCATCCCATGTAAATCGCAGACCTAGAAACGCGACACCGCGAAGCCTATGGTCAGCAGTCCAGAATTCATTAGCCTCACGCAAATAATCAGAGTCAGGCATTGTCTGGTCATCTGTTCCCAGATAGACGTTATAATTAACTAAGCCTGAATATTTAGCGTCAGTAATAGGCAGATCATCAACATAAATATCTGTAATGCTTTCTACTTCACCCTCGGCTAAAACCAAAGCGATATAGAGATATTGATTCGTAGGAGTACCAGTAACATCATCATAGACTTCAGTGTCTGGATGATAACCAGAATACCATCCTCTCTCGCCACCCACAGTCTTATATGTGCCGTCAGTAGAAACAAACACGCGAACGCCGCCTACCCTGCGCTCACCGTAGATGACAGGGATTTGCTCTACGTTGGATTCTTTATTTACTAGAACCCCGCGCTGCTCGTCATTGGGTCGCCTAGCAGCCTTTTGAGCCTTCTTCGCGGCTGTATAGGAAGCAACACCGACAGCAGCGGTTAGAGCGCCGACAATCCAAGGTACTAACGCAAGAAAACCTGGCACTAATCCTTACCCCACTTTATGTCTTTTACGGACTCTGACGCAAAGTCAAAACCCTTGTCGCCAGCGAAATAAAGCTGCTGAGTATTGCTGTTAGTCTTGCGACCGTTAGTCTTGTCAAAGTCCTTCCAATGACTCGCAACCTCAACCGCTACCGTACTGGAATCATTTGTATCAGTGATTCCGTATCCTGTAATTCTACCATCGAAGAGCAGTATTGGTTCGCCAATAACGGCATCCGAGTTATTAAGAACGGCAGTCCAGATTCTCGTTCTGACATCAATGTAGTCATTGGTCAGAAACAGAGCTACGAATGTCTGGCTAACGCCTGAGAAGGTCAGGTTTAGAGAGTTGATCTGAAGTTCTGAGCTTTCTGATACTTGGTCTATCTCTAGTAAGTCAGAGCTGCTTAGGAAGGTCGTGCTAAGGGCTGAGACGTTCCTCGCCCAGTTGGTCACCTTGATAGGCGTATCGAAATCGATCTGTAACAGCGTAACCATGTTGAGGTTGTCGCTGGCAAGCGCCGTAATGGTCGCTGCATCTATTTGACGAGTCATATAGCCTCAATGAAATCAACTTCATAAGTATAAGTTAGATCAGTGGATATTGAGTATTCCTGAACGTCGTTATTCAAGCGTACGGTAAACGGTACGTTATTATAGGTCACAATCTCGTTATCCGATATCGCAGATACAAGAGCTGGCTGGAAACTAAGAGTTCCGCTACCACTGCGATCCGCTGTAGCCATGTAGACTTTGTTGTGATTAGCGAACTTAAATACGTCACCTGCCTTCAGAGTCCCTGTAAAGCCGTCTACGGCAATTGAGGTATCACCTATGCTACCAGCGGCAGAGGATAACATCGTTCCTGAGACGCTCCCAGAGGCGCTAGAAACCTCTGGCAATACGATAGTGAAGGTCTCAGCCATTCCACGCTGCGCCATTAAGAATCCCTGAACCGGAGAAAACTCAGAACGGCTCAATCGAGGATAAGACGCAGTAAACGTAAACCGCTGACCACCGATGTTCCTGACCTGAGTGCGACCAGAGATAGTCTGGCTGCTGAGGTTAAAGAACTCGCTAGTGAAGTTCACTGCATTAAATACAGGCGATGTTGGGTATGTTCCGCTCATGCTAGTGAAGCCCTGCCGCGATTATTGATAGCCTGATTGATTATATTAACCAGTTGACCTCTGCGCTTGTACAGCAGCTCGTCAAAGCCTTTCGTGTCATTAGCCTGAATGGTTATATTCACATTCGTAGCCATGCCTTGACCCTTAGTGTGGTCTACAACCGTCTCGTTTGGATGGAGGATAGCAGGGAAGCCGCCCTTGCCGTCTATGCCGCCAGCTCTAGCGCCCATGCCTGTAAAGCCACCGCCCTCGTATGAGGCTTGGAACTTCTGCGCTTTGATAGTAGCGACATTCGCCATACCCGCAGCAACAGTAGCAGCAGCCATCGCAATACCAACTGGGCCTGGATAACTAGCGAGAGCAAGCGTAGCGCCTTGATAGGTATTCATGATCGCCTGAGCAATACGAACGCCCTTGTCTATTGCAAAGCCTTTCTTTGAATGCGCTGCGATGTCTGCTGTCTGCTTGGCAAACGCATTAGTGATTTCAACAGCCTGAGTCTGAGCCAGTTTGTTCTGCTGCTCCTGACCGAAGGCTCGCATCTTCTCGAAGAATGTCAGTTTTTTGACACTTTCACCGATGCTACCGTTAATATCAATAATACGATTTCCAGCGGTTTCGTAATTATCTAAATATTCTTTAATCTTGTCAGACGGCATTGGCTCATCACGCAATTCACGCAACGCGATGCGAGCCTCAGCAGCAGCTACCCTTACATCCTTAGCAAACTCAGCCATTGGATTATTAATGGTAGGCATATTAAGGAATTCAGCTATCGTATTGTATGTGGAGATAAACCCCTGCATAGCAGAGTTCAGCGTCTTAATAATCACATCAGATGCCGTCAGAGCTACTGCTTTTAATACCGTATAAGCGATTTCAAGATTGTGTAGCGTATCTAAGAAGAATCCGTAGACCTTAATAACCTTATGAGCCGCATTGATCGCCGCGCTTTGGAAGTTGTTAGCGCCATATCCTGCGTCAGCAAATCCGGTAAAGATACCTTCTATAACAGGCAAAAGCTCTGTAGTGAAGGTAGTCGCAGCAGCTCCCGCAGCAGTCTTCATGCGAGTTATGTCATCCTGCATCTTCTCAAAACGCTGAGCATCAACTTGGCTTATAGAAAGACCCAAGCTCTGCGCCTCAGCAGCCATCTCTCGCAATCCATCAGACCCAAGGTTTAGAGTATTCACTAACGCAACACCCTCAGAGTCAAATAGCTTCATCGCTAATCTAACCCGGTCTCCATCAGTAGCCACGCCATCAAACGCATCAGCCAAGACTTCCATCTTCTTATCAAGAGGGAGCTTATTTAACTGAGCTGCGTTAATACCGAGTTCTTTAAGAGCGCCTTTGGCCTCACCAAAACCCATAGAAGCCTCAGAGACTCGTCTAGTGAGCCTCTGCATAGCCATGTTGAGGGTATTAGCGGAAACGCCACTAATGTCAGCAGCGTATTGCAATTCTTGGAGAGTAGAGACGGTAGTACCTAGCTTGTTCGCAGTTTTCGCTAGGTCATCTACCTTTTGGACTTGCTTAGAGAGAGCGTACCCCATTGCGCCAACAGCGGCAGTCGCAGCCGCCGTAGCAGTTGCAACTCCTTTCGCCATTTGAACACTAGCCGAACTAATGCTGCTAAGACCAGACCTAACAGACTTAAATGCTCTAGTGGTTCGATCTAACGCCGAGATAACTATTTTAACGTTTTCTGTTGCCATTTTTTATCTCGAAGTATGTGCGCCAACCTTGGTACTCGACAACGGTCATCTGCATAATTTCTGCGACTGTCTTATGCAGAACTTCTGCCAGCATATAGCAGAAGTAAAGATCATTGTCGTTCGTTAGTTTTTTGTTACTTCCTCATCAGTCATTGTCCCTTCACTAATGGTAGTAATGATCCGAGAGAGTACGTCCGGGTCTACCTGACGCATCAACTCTGCTTTCTCTGCCTTACGGAAAACAGGGTTCCCCTCTTCATCAATCAATCGATAGATGATGGTCATTACCATCGCTTCCGCGCTCTTGCCGTCATTTGACAGCTCCATTATCTCCCCTAACTTAGCGAGAGATAATGAAGGCTTTGCGTATAGCGTAGTATCCCACTCAGGAACTTCGACTTTGATAGGAGCTTGATTGATGATATTGGTGTAATGCTTTTTAGCCTTATCCAATACGCTCATATTAAGCTACCGTAGAAGAAGTGAGTGCGCCAGTACCTTGGAGGCTGATAGAGCCTTCTAGCATACCGTCAGTAGTCGCGTTGAGGCTGTTAGCAGTCACAATCGCTGTTCCTGTCTTGTAAGAGTCGCCAGAAGTCTCACCTTCGTAGTAGACGTTCAGCGTAACCTCTGCGCCTACAGTCAATGCGCCCTGACCAGTTGTGTCAGTCTCATCAATGTAGACATCTGCGCTTGCTGTCCAAGACTTAAGGCTAGGCTTAAACGAGCGATAAGTATCACCCATTACGGTATCTTCTACCGTGTCTCCAGACTCTTCAATGCTGTATGAGCGAACCTCGGCTACTGCATTAGCGCCGACCTTGATTGTACCTTCGTTACCAGTATGCGTAGCCATTAGACTTCATCCTCATTAATAAATTCTTCAATTACTTCTACAACTTCAACCGCTGGGGTTTCTTCATGCCAGCCACGGACTGCCATTATATCGCGCTGATCTTCCCAAATAGTGATTTTATCATCACCATTATATACTGTTAATCGCTTCATTTTGCGGTCTCCGCATCATTTTCAAGCGTTGAATACAACACCTCGATAGTAAAGACAGCCGAGGCCACAGGGAGGTCGCCGTCTCCGCTGTATTCTGCATCAAAAGCGACTATTCGAGTGTCCTTAGCATACCCACCGCGAGTAACGTCTGCGGCTAATGCTTCTTCAATCTCAACTGCTATCGTATCAAGCTGAGAGTCATAGTCCGACAATGCCTGAACATACGCTTCCACTACTACTGTGAGAGTGCGAAGTATGGTTCTAGGTCTTACATTTGTCGCATATTCACTAGCATCTGACTTAGTGTATATGGTTATTCCTGGCAGTTTATTCGCAGCCAGTGGATATACGCGAGACCTGTAGATATTCGTTCCAGTAGTAGCCAGACCAGTTAAGGTCGTTACCACATCATCACGAATCAACTTGCGAACGTGGCTCATTGTTTCTCCAGCATAAGCTCAGTCATACCAGTGCCGTCAGGCATTACCACGCGAATCTTGTAAGAGACTTTCTCAATCTCTAGGTCATCACCTTCTTCTACATCTAATACATCAGACGAGCGGCAGTAAAACCGTGGTCTGGTAATCGCAAAGTCCATAGTACCGCCAGCATTGACCGCTTCGTAGTCGTTATCGAATACGCCTTTAATGGTCTTATGCGAGGTATCTGGCGTGTCAAAGATTGCATCTACGCCAAAGTCAGCAAGCATTAAAGCTCTATCTGCTGCGGTCTCTACAGTCACTTAGCAGTTCTTCCTCTGCGTTTTGGCGCTTCGTCTGAGGTATCAAGACCTACCGAACGATTAGCCGGAATCACTGGCTCGCTTGCGGGGATTATACGTCCCATCCCCAGCAAAGCGTTTGCGCCTTCTACTACTTCTACGATGTCACCTTTCTTCCGAGCTACTCGGTCGATGACACAGCCTTTAATCACTTCATATTTCATAAATATTCCTTAAGAAAAGGGGCGAGCCTAAACCCGCCCCAGTTCAGAGTCTTACTTACGCGCCGTCGTTACCGAAGGCGAAGCTCACAGCGTGACGTACTGCTACGTCTACTGATTGCAGAGCAACTACTCGGATAGTACCAGTTGTAGAG